GGCTTCCAACTTGTCCCAAGCACCAGAAAAGAATTTGCCAACACCGCCAATGACACCACCTAAGTCATAGTGTTCAACGCCAGCCATATTCATGATGGCTTTGGTTTCTTTCCCATTAAAGACACGAGTGCCTTCTGGTAATAGTCCTGTGGCATTACGCTGTTGACTCATACCGATTTGTCCATTTGGTAGCTGGTAAAGTTCTTTCCAATCAGGTCCAGTACCATCGTTGACCATGACAAGGTGCATCTTTTGGGTGACAGTACCACCAGTGGCAAAGTGAACAGGTGATAGTTTTCTCAGGGCGTCTTTGCCAGTGAACTTCTCCCAAACCCAGTTGATACCGCTAATAGCACCATTGATAACGTTGATAACTGCATTCATGCCATTTGCTGCAGCATCTTTAATGCCATCCCATATGTTGCCGAAGAAAGACTTGAGGCCTGACCACAGGGAACGCCATCCGGAATCTATTTTGCTGTTGCCATCACTTATCCAACCGTGGACTGTTGACATCCCATTTTGAGCGTTTTTCCCAACATTTCCCCAGAACCCGTTCCAATTTTTAGAAGTGTCTGACCAGAAGCTATCCCAACCTTTGTGGATACTGGTATTGGCATTATCAATCCCTGACTTTGTGCTATTCATACCGTTCTGAGCATTTTTAACAGTATCTGACCAAAAGTTGTTCCAACCTTTGCTTGCATTACTCCAAAAGCTGTCCCAATCTTTCTTTATCTGCTTATTAGCGGCATCTTGTTGCTTTTGCTGTTGCTGTTGTGCATTTGAATTTTTCTTATTTACATCATTCCAAAATCCAGTCCAGCCCTTACCAACATCGTTCCAAAATCCATTCCAGTCTTTTTGCGCCTGCTTATTGGCCGCTTCTTGCTGCTTTTGCTGTTTCTTTTGTGCCGCATCTGTTGACTTGTTGATGCCATCCCACCATTTGACTACATTGTTAGTCATTTGACGAGCATCCCAGCCAAGGCCACCTAGCCAACTATCAGCTGGCTTTTTTTTAGCATTCCAGCCATCTGTAAACTTTTTAGCGGCATCGCCGGCCCATTTACCGGCCACTTTGCCAATTGTGGCACCAATTGCGGCGCCTAATGGGCCACCAAAAAAAGCACCGATGCCACCGCCAATCAGCGTCCCGGCAGATTCACCAACGGAAGAAAACTTTTGGCCGACAGTACCTCCTTTAGAAAAGGCCTTTGTTAAATCCTTAATATCTGAAATGGCATCATAGGCAATTGTGATAGTCGCCATGCCCTTGCCAAGCGCACTGCTGTTTAGTTTGCTTAAATTCGTTTTTATCATGTCAGCGAATTTCGAGTTAGCTAGTTTCTTAAGCCCAGAATACATGCCTCCAACGCTTTTGGTGAAACCCGTGATGGCAGCAATTGGTAATACTTTACCGGCCAAATTCAAAGCAATAAATCCAGCAGCTAAATCGCCAAAAAGTTTAGGATGTTTATCGGCAAAATCTCCCAAAGACTTTAGCAATGGATTAAGGACCTTCAGTCCTGATGTGAGTGCCGCCCATGATATTTTAGCCATAGCTGATCCAGTGGTTGAAATCGTAGTGAAGAATGTTTTAATTTGACCAGCGTGGCTAGCAATTGATTGACTAACTTTTGTAACAGCATCCGAAAGCTTGTCCATCATTTTGTCCATTGCTTTAGGCCCAGCAGATAGATCAAACGCTTTTGCGAAAGCAGATGTGATTGTGCTTAGGCCTTTGCTCATTGCTTGACCTAATTTGCCAAACTCTTTATCGGTGTTTTTGTCCTGTGACCATCGGCTGATAGCCCCAAGCACTGGGTTTTGAGCCGTTAAAAAAGGCTTTTCTATGTCGCCAATTAGCGCTGGGATGCGAGACTTGATAACCCGAGTCATGCCGGGGATAGTTTGCATCAAGTTGTCTGACGCTTTGCTATATTTCTGCCCTAATTCTTCGATAACGTTAGTGGCGTCTTGAGCACTGATTTTGCCCGCACTCATCTGTGCACGAAGATCAGTCATAGTTAGCTGAGAATTGTGCTGAACCTTCTTCTCGTATTCCAGCATTGCATCAGCCATCATTGGAAACGCATCAGTTAACTGATTGAAGTCGCCAAGCTGGACAATAGATCCAGATAGTGTATGTGTGAAGTCAAGACCGACCTGTTGAATACGATCACTGGATAATCCAATCGCATCACCCATTGTCAGAAAGGCGGAAGTTAAAGCTTCGGTTTTGGGTTGGTTATCAAAGACATGATAAAACTGCTGGTTTAGTTCGTTTACCAAATCAGTATCTTGACCAAACTTGACGGCAAGTTTGTTAGTCATGTCAACCATTGCTTGCCCTTTTTCAGCATTACCAGTTAAGGTTAGCCAAATGGCATTCATTTGATCTTGCTGCTTTTCGTATTCCATACCAGCAGCAGTTGCTTCTTCAATTTTTCCTTTTAGCGTTTGCCAGCCGCTCGTAATGGCGTTGGTGATTAAGCCACCCTCAACAATTTTGTGAAGCAAACCCGGTGTCTTTTCTGCTTGCTTGTTTGTTCCCGATATAGCTTCCTTAACTCTGTTGAAAACAGACGGATTAGCCTTGTCCATTTCAGCTTGCAAACCGGTCATAGAAGACTTGGCTTTTGCTAAACTGGTAGCCGTTTCATCAACACGCGTCTTCTGTGTTCGCCATGCGTCTGAATCCTTGCCACTAGCACTGGCAATCTTGTCCAACTCAGCAGACTGTTTAGACAACTGTTCATTCAGATTGGCAATGGAGGACTTATAGCCTTCCATTTTGGCTTTGTTGGCTTCTTGCTGATTGCCTTCAGCCTCTAAGCGAGTAACATAGGCTTGATTTGCCCGTGCAGCTGCTGTGTATTCTTGCTGTAAGCCAGCTAATCCAGACTTTTGATAGTCCATGGCCTGTTTGGCACGGTCTTGCTGAGCTTGCATACTGGCCAGTTGCTTGTTAGCGCCATCGATTTGCTGCTGATACTTTAAAAACTGTTGAGCAACATCGGCAGTATTACCCTTCAACTCAGCTTGTTTGGCTTTGAGAGCGTCAATCTTAGACTGCTGTGCTTCAATAGACTTACCCAAGCCGTCATACTTGGCTTGAGCAGCGCCAACTGCATCACCAGCGGATTTCATCTCCGCCTCTTGAGCTTTCCAAGCATTTTGGCTAGAACGAACAACCGCTGTTAATGATTTGACGGATTCGCTTGCCGACAATAGATCAAGGGCAATCTTGGTGCTCATTGTTGCATTAATTTGTTGTGCCACTTCAATCACCCTTTCTCTTGGTATTGCTTCCACATAATTGCCGGATCAACTGGCCGGTCTTTCTTATCCTTGGCGGACATCATTTCCAGCATTTCAAAATAATCAGCATCATCAAAATCCTGCATTGACCAGTGGAAATACATGACTGCCTGCTTTTTCATCCATCTAAAGTCCTGTAGCTGATTTTCAAGCTCATAAACTTTTACGGCTGGATTAATCTTTGCTTTTGCTGGCATCCTGCTTCTTGGCAGCTAAGTCAATATCCTCATCACTCATGCCCATCATGCGCTCAAAAGTGTAATTAACTGCCTGAATAGTGTCGGCAAATTCTAAATCCCCAAGTTTTTCGATTTCTTGCTTGTTCAGGCCTAAAACCGTGGTCAAGAAGTCGATTGAGTCATGCAGCATATCGCGTTGCATTTTAATAATTTCTACCGGTTCCATATCAGCAACATCGTCTGCCTTGGCCATCAGTAACTGTAAGTCATACATCTTTTCCATGTTCCGATTACTGGTCTTGACTTCATGTACACGGTTGCTAAGTTGACTAACTTTAATTTTCATTTGTAATACCATCCTCTGTATTTTGTAAGGTCGCTGTGGTGAATCGGACACCACCAAGATCACCAGAAAGCGACTTTTGAGCATAAAAAATAGCGCACGTTCGTGAGCCATTCATCAGTTGTTGCTATGAAATTGTGTCAGATTGCGTCTGTCATCATTGCTTAGCTGGAGTTGTAGTGCCAGATCCTGTTGAACTTGCCGGCAATACGTAACCGCCGAACACTTCTTTGTACATGTTGGCTTTATCAAACTTAGGATCAATATCGCTATAAATCTTGTACGGCTGATTGTTAAAGGCCATAGTAGTAAGTGCTGTGTAAGTCAAAGTGTCATCTACACGTTGTTCTGCTGCCGCATCAGTCTGAATGTTAGCTGCGGTTTCGGTCATGATGCCATCGCCAAACCCATAATAGACAAAGTGTAAACGGTCAATGGTT